GTAACGCTCTTGACAAAGGCGGTAGAAACTATAAAAAAATATATGATGATTCAGACGTTACCAGAAGAAACCGCAATGGGCAGACTAGCTCGGGATTATATAGCTTGTTCATTCCTATGGAATGGAACTACGAAGGATACATTGATTCTTATGGGATACCTGTCTTCGAGACACCCGAAGAAAAAAAGGAAGGGCCAGACGGCTTCCCAATTGAAATAGGTGTTATTGAGCATTGGGAGAATGAAGTAGAGGGTCTTAAGGACGATCCTGATGCACTTAATGAATTATATAGACAGTTTCCACGTACAGAGAAACATGCATTCAGAGATGAAACAAAAGCTTCTTTGTTTAATTTGACTAAAATTTATGAACAAATAGATTTTAACGAAGATTTAAAACACTCTGCTGTATTAACACAGGGTAATTTTCAGTGGGAAAATGGGATTAAAGATACAAGAGTAGAGTTTACACCTAACAAACAAGGTAGGTTTATGATCTCTTGGTTTCCAGATAGAGATCAACAAAACAGACATATAATTAAAAATGGTGTTAAGTATCCCGCTAATCAACACATGGGTGCTTTTGGTTGTGACAGTTATGATATATCAGGAACTGTAGATGGTAGAGGATCAAAAGGATCACTACACGGTTTAACTAAGTTTACTATGGATACTTGTCCACCTAACTTATTTTTTTTAGAATATATAGCTAGACCACAAACCGCTGATATATTTTTTGAAGATGTACTTATGGCATTACACTTTTATGGTATGCCTCTTCTTGCAGAAAATAATAAACCAAGATTATTATATTATTTAAAACGTAGAGGTTATAGGCAATACTCTATGAACAGGCCAGATAAAACAATGTATAAATTGTCTGTTGCTGAAAAAGAAATAGGTGGTATACCTAATTCAAGTGAAGATGTAAAACAAGCTCATGCTGCTGCAATAGAATCTTATATAAATAGTTTTGTAGGTTACAATAACGAACAGTATGGTACAATGTATTTTCAACGTACCTTAGAAGATTGGGCAGCTTTTGATATAAACAACAGAACAAAACATGATGCATCAATTAGTTCTGGCTTAGCTATTATGGCTTGCAATAAAAATAAATATAGACCAACAGTTGAGGTTAGTAAAGAAAAAGTTTCGTTAAACTTTAGTAAATATAACAACGATGGTAATAATTCAAAAATTATAATAAATGATTAATACGAGTACTAATAGTTCGTTTCCTAATCAGGTGGTACCTGAAGCGGAAAAGCGAAGCTTGGAATATGGCTTACTTGTTGCACGTGCAATTGAATACGAATGGTTTAGAGGAGGTAGAATTAATAACAGTCGTTGGAATAATGGTTATCAAAATTTTAATAGATTAAGACTATACGCTAGAGGTGAACAACCTATACAAAAATATAAAGATGAATTATCTATTAACGGTGATTTGTCTTACTTAAATTTAGACTGGAAGCCAGTACCTATTATACCTAAGTTTGTGGATATAGTAGTAAATGGTATATCATCTAAAAACTACGATATAAAAGCTTACGCTCAAGATCCTTTTTCACAGAAGCAAAGAACAAACTATGCTAATGGTGTAATGAAAGATATGATGGCTAAGCCGTTGATAGACAGCATAGAACAAAACTTAGGCGCTACGTTATATAATTCATTAGACCCTGAAAATTTACCAGGATCAAAAGAAGAGTTAGAAGTACACATGCAACTTAGTTACAAACAGTCTGTAGAAATTGCTGAGGAAGAAGTTATAAACAATATATTAGATTTTAATAAATATCATTTAACCAACAAAAGATTAACAGAAGATATAGTTACTATAGGTATTGGTGCTTGTAAAACAACATTTAATAAAGCTGAAGGTGTTACAATAGATTATGTTAACCCTGCTAATTTAGTTTATTCATATACAAACGATCCTAATTTTCAAGACATATATTATGTTGGTGAAATAAAAGCTATAACTTTACCTGATCTTAAAAAAGAGTTTCCAGATTTAACTGATGAGCAATTGGATAAAATAGCTAAATATCCTGGAAGAGAAGGTTATATGAGAGGGCCAAACAATAATAATGATTTAGTTCAGGTGTTGTACTTTGAATATAAAACTTATATTGATCAGGTATTTAAAATAAAAAGAACAGATACAGGTTTAGAAAAAGCATTAGAAAAGCCTGACTTTTTTGCCCCACCACCAAGTGATAACTTTGATAGAGTATCAAGAAGTATAGAAGTATTGTTTACGGGTGCTAAAGTAATGGGTGTAGATGAAATGCTTAAATGGGAAATGTCAGAGAACATGACAAGACCTAACAGTGATTTAACTAAAGTTAATATGAATTACTGTATAGTTGCACCACATATGTATCAAGGACGTATCGATTCATTAGTAAACCGTATAACAACGTTTGCTGATATGATACAATTAACATCGTTAAAATTACAACAAGTAATCGCGAGGATGGTACCAGATGGTGTATTTGTAGATGTTGATGGTTTAGCTGAGGTTGATTTAGGTAACGGTACTAATTATAATCCACAAGAAGCTTTAAACATGTATTTCCAGACTGGTAGTATAGTTGGTAGAAGCTTAACACAAGATGGTGATCCTAATAGAGGTAAAGTACCAATACAAGAATTACAAACCTCGAGTGCTAACGGTAAAATACAATCATTAATTAATACATATCAGTATTATTTACAGATGATAAGAGATGTAACAGGACTTAATGAAGCAAGAGATGGTAGTTTACCTGAAAAGAGCACGCTAGTAGGATTACAGAAGTTAGCTGCTAACGCATCTAATACTGCAACTAGACATATATTAGATGCTAGTTTATATTTAACTCTTAGAACTTGTGAAAATGTATCGCTTAGAGTAGCAGATATGATAGATTTTGATCTTACAAATGCTGCTTTAGTAAAAAGTTTAGGTAAATTTAACGCTGCAACACTACAAGAAATAGATACATTACATTTGTATGACTTTGGTGTTTATTTAGATTTAGAACCTGAAGAAGAAGAAAAAGCTATGTTAGAGCAGAATATACAAATGGCTCTACAACAGCAACAAATATATTTAGAAGATGCTATTGATATTAGAGAGATTAAAAATCTAACATTAGCAAACCAAGTATTAAAATACAAGAGGCAACAGAAGCAAGAAAAAGAACAGTTGCAGCAACAACAAAACATTGAAGCTCAAGGTAAAGCTAATCAAGAAGCTTCTGAGGCAGCTGCAATGAATGACGTTCAAAAAGCTGAAGCCGTTGCTCAAACAGAAACACAACTAGAACAATCTAAATCTCAGTTTGAAATTCAAAGAATGGAAACTGAAAACCAACTTAGGTTACAAATAATGGCTCAACAATTTGAGTATGATATGAAACTTAAGCAAATGGATGTAGATAACTCTAAGAAAAAAGAAGCTGAAATAGAAGATCGTAAAGATAAGCGAACTGAAATGCAAGCTACACAACAATCAAAATTAATTAGCCAAAGACAAAATGATCTTCCACCTACTAATTTTGAATCTTCAGGTATTTCACCTGAAAACACAGATATGCAGCAACAGCCTGCGTAACTTTTATTAATTTTTATTATATTATATTATGTCAGAAGAAACACTAGAAGAAGGTACTTTTAAAGTAAAACTTAAAAAACCTAAACAATTAAGCAAACAAGATGAAACTATTAAAGTAGATTTATCTAAACCAAAAGAAGAAATTACTCCTGTAGAACAAACAGAAGTAAAAAATACACCTGTAGCTGAACCTACAAATGTAGACGAACAAAAGCAAGAGTCCAGCGAGGTTGCTGAATCCAAAGAAGAAAAACCTATTATTGAAGAAATAAAAGAAGAACCTGAAGAAGAGGTAATTTCTATAGGTGAAGAAATGGTACAATCATCAGAACAGCCAATAGTAAAGGTGTCAGATGAAATAAAACAAGATATTAATTTACCTGAAAACATCGAAAAAGTCGTAGACTTTATGAAAGAAACAGGTGGAACATTAGAAGATTATGTAAGATTAAATGCAGATTATTCTAATGTAGATAACGATACTCTATTAAGAGAGTATTATAAACAAACTAAATCTCACTTAAATTCAGAAGAAGTTAATTTTCTATTAGAAGATAACTTTGAGTTTGATGAAGAGTTAGATGAAGCAAGAGATATTCGGAAGAAAAAACTTGCATATAAAGAAGAGGTTGCAAAAGCTAAAAGCCATTTAGAAGGTTTAAAGGGTAAGTATTACGAAGAGATCAAGTTGAGACCTGGTACTACTCAAGAACAACAAAAGGCTGTAGATTTTTTCAATCGCTACAACGAAGAGCAAAACACAGCTCAACAACAACATGAGGCGTTTAAGTCTAACACTAAAGATTATTTCAATAATGAGTTCAAAGGTTTTGAATTTAGCGTTGGTGAAAAGAAATTTAGATATGGAGTTAAAAACGTTAATGATGTTGTCGATAGTCAATCGAACATTAATAATACGATCGGGAAGTTCCTGGATAAAAAAGGTAATGTTGCAGATGTCAAAGGTTATCACAAAGCTATGTACGCTGCTGATCACGCTGATACTATAGCACAGCATTTCTATGAGCAAGGTAAATCCGATGCAATCAGAGATATTGCCGCTAAGTCAAACAACGTTGATACTAACCCAAGATCAAGAGCTCCTGAGGATGTTTTTGTTGGAGGGTTTAAAGTTAAAGCAGTGTCTGGTATTGATTCTTCAAAATTGACAATCAAAAAACGGAAATTTAACTAAAAATTATTATTAAAAATGGGACAAATTAATCCTGTATACGGCTCGATCGTGCCGTCACTACAACAACAAATCTTAAACAGCAACTACTTAAACTTTGCTAATGGAGGTGGAAATGACTTCGCTCAACAATACCTTCCTGAAGTTTATGAAGCTGAGGTTGAAAGATATGGAAACAGAACTTTATCTGGTTTCTTAAGAATGGTTGGCGCTGAAATGCCAATGACATCTGATCAAGTAATCTGGTCAGAACAAAACAGACTACACATCTCTTACACAGGGTGTTCAGTAACAAGTGCTGGTGGAGCTGCAATCGGAATTATATCAATTCCTTCTACTGCTTCTGTATCACCTGTAACTGGTGGTGGTCAAACTACACCTATTCAAACAATT